GTCCCTATTGAGTTTGCGGAGGGGAATTTTGAGAACGAAGCCTTCCTGCGCGTCGAATGGAATCCGGACAGGAACGAGATTGAGAGGGCGGAAGTCGAATCTTTTCAAGACAAGGCTCGTGAAGGTCTCAACGGCAGTTTCCACTTCTTCGTCAGCGTACGGAGCCGGGAAGCAAGAGACGCTCTGGCCAATGGGAAAAATTCAGATCTTCTGAAGAAAGTGGCTCAGGATAAATACGCGGAATATAAGGCTACGAAAGCAGAGAATCTATATAAGATGTTCGGCGGTACATGAAGGAGGAATGATTATGGAGCTGAATGAGTACCAGAGGTTAGCCCAGAGAACCAGCAGGCGCGATTTGCCGGCCGATTCGCACATCACCAATGGTGTACTCGGTCTCGCGGGAGAAGCCGGGGAATGCGCAGACTTGCTCAAGAAACACTACTATCAGGACAACCGGCCCTTCCGTGATCAGCTGATTGACGAGCTGGGTGACGTGCTCTGGTATGTAGCAGAGACGGCGGCTGGACTCGGTGTTTCGCTGGAAGACATCGCACAGCATAACGTGGAGAAACTAAAGCGGCGGTATCCGGAAGGATTTGATCCGGAGAAGAGCCTGCACAGGGAGGAAGGATCATGACACAGGTCGAGTTCAGCAGAAAGTATAGCGTCACAAGAGCGTTTATCTGTGCAGCGATCAAGAAGGCAGGCGTTGAGCCGATCGGAGAAGTCCAGGGGCCGAAAAGGATGCAGCCTGATTACAATGAGCGGGATATGCTGAACGCGATCCTTTCCGAGTATCAGCGTTTCTATGAAGCGGCCACGAACAGAGCCGGAGAATGGCGTAAAAAAGCCATGGAAGCAAAGGCAATTTTTGCCGGAAATATCAGAAATCCGAACGTTTAATCTGAAATTTGTCCGAAATGTCCGGTTTGTCCGGAAAAACTATGATATCATGCAGGCTGTAAAAATCCGATCAAGAGACCGGGAGCATCCGACCAAACGCGGACGCTCCTATTTTTATGGAAAGGAGGATCTGCAGCAGCACATTGCTCCTACGTGCTGGCCTGTATCGTGTTTGGCATTTTCGCGCCGACTTCGCCTAAGGTGCGCTGAGAATGAAAGGAGCAAGTACCCATGCTATCGAGACTGAGAAGCAGTTTCAAAAACAATCCCCGATTCTACTACGCAATGAGCATCGCGGCCACATGGGCCGGCGCAGGATCGTTCATTGTCGGTACAAAGGTAGCGCAGACCGCCGGTATTTTCCCATGGCTCCTATGGGCGCTGGGTAATGTGCTGGCCTGTATCGTGTTTGGCCTACTGTCTCAGACATTCCCCAAGCTGAGGGCGGTGGCCACGAGCAAGCCGGTACAGATCCTGATGGGGTTGATGTGCATCTTCCAGATCTGGCTGAATATGAACGGAATCTTCGAGATGCTTTCCCCGACAGTGATCGGACCGACAATGAGCTACATCATTGTTTACGCGCTGTCTGTGTTCTTCATCATCTTCTATCTGAAGCGGGCAACCTTCCGGAACGTAACGACCGACAACTTCTCATGGCTGATCGTTTACGGACTGATTGCGATCCTGGTCCTTTATTCGGTGATCACCAACGGCACCCATCCGATATCAACGGCGCTGGTGCCGGCAGATCTGAAGGATAAAGGATGGACCTGCATCACGCTGACCTTCGGCGCTTTCTTCTATCCGACCTTCTGGGAACTGCTGGATTATAACGACAAAAACGAGGATGAAACCAAGAAGATCGACATGAAGCGGCCGTTCGTTATGGGCGGGCTGCTGTTTGGTTTCTATCTGCTGTTCGTGCTGGCCGGATCGTTCACAACCTACTCCCCTGTTGTGGACCTGCTGAAAGGCATCCTGGTTTCACTGGTTGCTGTGTCTTCCCTGTCCTCTTTCCTTTACGGAACGATGGTCAACTTCGGGAAGAAGATCGGCGTTGTGATTGACGTCGCAGTCGTGGCCACCTGGCAGCTGCTGGTACCCATGGGCGTGATGGGCGTATGGACCATCATGCAGAATAGCCGGGTGTGGATGGTATTCGCCATGTTTGCCGTGGCTCTGGGCTGGCATCTGTGGGAGAAGCGGAAGAAGGTGACTGACAAATGAAAGTCACCAGATTGAAGCTCTCCACGCTGAAGCAGCCGGAGAAGAATGTCAGAATCCACAGCGAGAAGCAGGTCAAAGAGTTCGTGCGGAGCCTTGAGGCCTTCGGACAGATACGCCCGATTGTGGTTGACGAGAATCACACGATCCTTGCGGGCAACGGCCTGTATGCGGCTCTCATGGCCAAAGGCGAGGAAGAAGCCGACGTCCTGGTCATGAAAGGCCTGAGTCCGAACGAAAAGAAGAAGCTGATGCTGGCGGATAACAAGATCTATTCGTTGGGTGTCGATGACATGGACGTCTTCGAGGAATTCCTCAAGGATCTCGGGGATGATCTGGAGATTCCCGGCTATGATCTGGAACTGCTGGAGACGATCACAGCGGACATGAACGACGTGGACGAGATGCTTTCCGGATACGGGACGGTTGACGAGTCCACCAAAGAGCGGATTGCCGACACAGCGCAGAAATACGAGGCACAGGAGGCGGTGCACGCCGAAGCCGCGGAGGAATTAAAGCCCGCGCAGCCTCCTTCGGAATCGCCCGCTGAGGGTCACGGAGAGCCGCTGCCGAAACGGTTCATCCAGTGTCCGGAGTGTGGTCACAAGATATGGCTGTGAGGTGATGACTCATGGCCATCATGAAAGTGACCGGCAAGATGAACGTGGTCGAAGCCGCGATGCAGCGGATCACGAACATCTTCAGCAACGGCGTCAAGGTTTACCTGGCCTTCTCCGGAGGAAAGGACACGCTCTGCCTGTGCGGGATGATCTACGAACTGGCCATGGCCGGCGAGATAGATCTGCATCAGATGACGATCTGCTTCATTGATGAGGAATCCATTTATCCGTCCATGCTTGAGATGACTCATGAATGGCGGAAGCGGTTCACGCGGATGGGCGCTACGTTCCGGTGGTATTGCCTGCCGGTGAAGCAGGTATCAATGCTGCACCAGCTGCAGGATGACGAGTCATGGATAACCTGGGAGCCCGGCAAGGAAGCCGTCTGGATGAGGGATGCGCCACCTTACGCGATCCTGAGAGACCCCGCGCTACAGTATGCCGGCGAGATGAACTATCAGACATTCCTGCCGAAGGTGAGCAAGGACGGGCTGATGATCGTAGGCGTACGCGCTGCCGAGTCTGTTCAGCGGCTGAAGTACCTGGCCACCGTGAACATGACGGCCGGGAACTGCACCGGGAACAATCTCCTCTATCCGATCTACGATTGGAAAGACTCGGACGTGTGGCTCTACATCAAAGAGCACCATCTCCACTTCCCTCAATCCTACATTGACCTGTACCGGGTTGGAGTCAATAAGCATCAGCTGAGACTCTGTAACTTCTTCGGTGCAGAGTCAATCGCCGGGCTGCGCTGGGTAGCTGAGACAGATCCTGTTCTCTGGGATAAGATCCAGAAGCGGGAGCCGAACGCTTACCTTGCCCTGCTCTACTGGGATTCGGAGATGTTCCATAGATCTACCAGGAAGCGGGCCAAGCTGGAAGAAGACCAGGTCAAGAAGGACTACAAAGCATTGTGTAAGCACATGCTGTTCGATGCACCGGACGAGTTCTTTACCACGCCAGCCCGTAAGGATGTGGCCAGGAGTTACAAGCAGCTCTACATCAAGGGCTACTCTTTCATGACTGAGAGACATTACAAGAAGATGTACGAAGCCATGAAGGCAGGCGATCCAAAGAAGCGGACGCTGCGAGCGATTTACACCGACATATTCACCGACTACGTGAAGTACTCCCGTGCTTCATCAGGGAAGGAGGTGAATGGTCGTGGATCAGGACCTGTTCGCCCCGCTGAAAACACTACAGTGGGTTGAGAGAAAAAGGCTACATGCAAATGGGTGGAACCCGAATAAAGTCTCGGATAATAACCTCGAATTATTAACGCAATCCATCCTTACCAACGGTTGGACATTACCAATCGTCTGCAAGCCGGACTACACTATCATCGACGGATTCCACCGCTGGACAGTCGCAGGGCGTGAGCCCCTTCTTTCCAAGTTAGGTGGGAAAGTTCCGGTGGTTATTGTAGATCACCACGGAGATACATCCCAAGATATCTACGGAACTATTACACACAATCGAGCGCGCGGAACTCACGTCCTCGGCCCGATGAAGAGTATCGTTCAAGGTTTGATCGACGAAGGTAAGACCGTTGAAGAGATTGGAAAACAATTAGGAATGACGCCCGAGGAGGTTTTTAGGCTCAGCGATTTCAGCCGCGAAGACTTCCTCGATATGATGACCAAAGGCGTAACGGGCTACAGTAAAGCTACGATATTCAAAAAGGTTTTATAATCTCGCAGCTGGAGAAAAAGCCCCGGGTAATCCTCATCTTCCTTTCGTGTGCCAACCCAACAAGGGCGTGCGTACAGCTCCCACTATCAGCGCCCAAATCCTCCACGGATAGTGTGCACCTTTTTGTGGCCGCGCTATAGTAGCCGTACCCATGTCCTTGTTGGGCGCCGAGAAAAATACAATCACCTTTTCGATAATTTTTAGCCCAAGCGGAAAAACCGGTAGCCCTTTTGAGACGATCGGCGGGAAAAAGGTACTGTGATTTGGGGGACCCGGCGCCGCGCCCGCGCTCCGACCCCCGGTTTTCGCGTATTTTTTCCGTGGAAAAATCGCCAGTTAACTGAACCCGGAGGTAAAAATGCAGGGAGAATACGGCAGAATCGAGGAAATTGACGGTGTTTTGTTCTGTGACGGGAAGCGATTGACCCAGATCCTTGATTTATCCAAGGCGCGGATCTCGCAGTTAACCTCCAGCGGGGTTTTGCTACGGGATGACACCGAGTTCGGGAAGCTTTACAACCTGGACGATGCGGTGCAGGCCTACATTGAGAAGATAACGAACAGCGACGGCGCGGAAGACTCGAAGATCCGGAGGGACAGAGCCAAAGCGGAAACCTCCATCAAGGCTTCCAAGGCGATCATCGCCAACCTTGAAGCGCAGGAGCTCAAGGGGCGAATGTTCCGGACCGAGGACATCAAGGCGATCACCGAACAGTACTACTACGAGATCCGGAACATGCTGAACGCTCTGCCTGGTCAGCTGGCCACGGAGGTAGCCGGATCGGATAACGCCGCTGAGTGCGCGGTGATCATCAGGACATGCGTCAACCGGCTGCTGATGAATATGCAGCAGTACCGATTCGATATCAACGAGTACAAGGAACGGGTGCATGAGCGGATGAGCTGGCAGTCAAAGGAAGAGGATTCTGATGGCGGAGAAGATTAAGCCCGGCGAGGTCAGCCCGAATTTTCCGAAGAAGCTCGTTGAACTGTTCGCCGGCATTGCTTCTGTTCCGTTCAAACCGCTCGAGGACATTTCGGTGTCCGAGTGGGCGGACCGGTTCAGAGTCATCTCATCCGAAGCAGCTGCAGAACCCGGACCATGGAGGACGGAGAAGACGCCGTACCTCCGCGATATTATGGACGCTTTCTCTGACCCGCTGATCCGGAGCATCTATGTTGTCTCCGCTTCACAGATCGGTAAGTCAGAGTTTATCAATAACTGCATCGGCTACATAGTCGATCAGGACCCGAGCTCGATCCTGTTCATCCATCCCACCGTGCAGGACGCCCGGGATTACTCCAAACTAAGGATCACCCCGATGTTTCGGGACTCGCCTGTGCTGAAGAATAAGATCAGAGGGGCTTCGGTCGGGCGGAAGTCAAGCACCAATACCGTGCTGCAGAAGGGCTTCGCAGGCGGCATTATGACGATGTGCGGATCTACCGAAGCCCACGCCCTGGCATCAAAGCCGATCCGGTACGTCCTCGGTGACGAGCGCGACCGGTGGGCAACCAGCGCCGGCAATGAAGGCGATCCTTACAGGCTGGCACTGGCCCGGCAGACAACCTTCTATAATGCCAAGTCCGTCCTGGTCTCCACACCCACGATCAAGGGCGCGTCCCCGATAGAAGAACACTTCTATGAAGGAACGCAGGAGCGATGGTGCTCACGGTGTCCTCACTGCGGTGAGTACCACAATATCAGATGGCAGGATATCCGGTATGGGTATGAGGAAAAGACGGTCAACAACAAACCTTCCTACGATCTGAAGGAAGTCTACTATGTCTGCCCCGGCTGCGGCGCGATCTCCCATGAACGGGAGATGAAGAAGGCGCCGGCCAAATGGATCCCCGACAATCCGGACGCTCTCAAAAAGGGCGTCCGTTCTTTCTGGCTCAACTCCTTCATCTCTCCATGGCTTAGTTGGTCCACGATCGTGATGGAATACCTGGAAGCCCGGGGAGACACCATGAAGCTGCAGGCGGTCTACAACACCCGGTTCGGTGAGCTGTGGGAGGATCGCGGCGGCATGGCTGATGAGGATGAGTACCTGTCACGGCGCGAGGAATACCCTGCCGAGCTGCCTGACGGCGTCCTGGTGCTGACCATGGGCGTTGACGTCCAGGATGACCGGCTTGAGTATGAGATCGTCGGATGGGGCCTCCGGAAAGAAAACTGGGGTATCAAGTACGGGCAGATCATGGGCCGTCCGGATGATCCGGAGGTTTGGCAGCGGCTGGATGACATTCTGAACAGAGTGTACTACTACGCTGACGGCAAGGGCCTCAAGATCTCGATGTCCTTTATTGATGACGGTGGCCACTACACCATGAATACCCGTATCCAGTGCCGCTCCCGTGTCGGGATGCGGCTCTTTGACTGTAAAGGTATTCCCGGGAACGGCAAACCGTACATCGACAAGCCGAAGCAGGTACAGATCATGGTCGACAATAAGCACGTCGGCCAATGCTGGCAGTACCAGCTGGGCGTTGATGCCGGAAAGCAGATGGTCATGGACGCGCTCCGGATCCAGACGCCCGGCCCGAGATACTGTCATTTTCCATCGAATGAGGACCGGGGCTATACACACCGGTACTTCAAGGGCCTGCTCTCTGAGCGCCTGGTGTACAAACCGAAGAGCAAGCAGAAATTTGTATGGGAAATCATCCCCGGACATGAGCGGAATGAGCCGCTCGACTGCCGCGATTACGCACAAGCGGCTTTCCTAGCACTTTCCCCGGACATGGACGCGATCCATAGGCGGCGCCACGGTACCGTTGAGGCGCGGGATCTGAAACCGAAGAAGAGCCACCAGGAGCGCCGGCAGCGGCTGAGTCCGTTTGAGCGGGCCGAAGAACAGATGAACAAGATGATGGACTGGTAAGGAGTGAACGAGATGGCGGTACCGAGCATCAAAGTCGGTGATGAAGTGACTTTGCGGAATCTGAAGGACAAGCCCATTGCGGTTGTCCTGCTGAATACGGTTGATCACTTCTGCTGTGTGACGAAGGAAGGATTCACCTTCAACACCAGCCGGGCGGCGGCAAATCCGCTCAAGACCGGCAAACACTACGACGCTGAAGGATTCCTCAGATCACTAATGGCATAAGGAGTGAGAGCCATGGCCACCAGAGAAGAAATGCAGGAGAGACTGGAATACTGGCGGAGTCAGCTGCAAAAGCTGATGGACGCATATATGGCCCTGGTCGAAGGGCAGGTCAAGTCCTACGAGATTGATGACCGGAGCCTGACCCGTCTTGATCTTCCGTCTCTGAAGAAAGCCATCAATGACGCAGAGGGCAAGGTTGACCAGTATGAGGATCTGCTGGGAGGCAGGAAGCCGCGGAAGATCGTGGCCGTTGTGCCGCGGGACTGGTAAGGGGTATCGTCGGTGATTAGCGAAGCTACGCCGGCTTTATCTATGGTCACCGTGGCGGAGTTTTCGTCTCCTTTCGCCGTTAGGTGGCCATTTATTTTGAAGAGAAGGAGGTGGTAAACGTGGGCAAGACCATGAAACCGGTGACAGCCGGCATGAATCCCGAGGTCAAAAAGATCATGGCCAGCGGGTATTCAGAGGCCGGTGCGAGTACGAAAAAGAGATCACTGAAGGGCTTTACCGGAAAATCCGCGAGCCCGAATGAAGATATCAACTGGAATAACTTCACGCTTCGCCAGCGCGGGCGGCTGATGTTCATGTCCTCCCCCATTGCCCGGTCTGCCATCGAGACGCAAAAGACCAAGGTTGTCGGTACCGGGCTGAATCTGCACTCAACGATTGACGCGGATCTGCTGAAGATGACGCCGGACGCGGCGAAGAAGTGGCAGCGGAACACGGAGCGAGAGTGGAAGATCTGGGCAGAGAACCGGGAAAACTGCGATTCGACCGGCATGAATACCTTTGCCGGGATGCAACAGCTGGCTGTTGTCAACCTGCTGCCGAACGGCGATATCTTTGGCGTATTCAAGCGCGACTTCAAGACAACGCCGATGAATCCTTATTCCCTGAGGATTCACATGATCGAAGCTGACCGAATCTGTACCCCGTACGATCTGCGGCTTCCTCCGCACGGAATGCGAACGGACGGCATCGCGAAGAACGGCAACAAGATCTATGACGGCGTTGAGGTCGACAAGAACGGCAAGGTTGTAGCGATCTACATCTGCAACATCTACCCGAATCAGATGATCCGGGACGCCAACAAGGTTGAATGGGAACGGGTTCAGCTGCGGAGCCCCCGGACAGGCCTCCTTAATTTTGTGCAGATCCTGGACAGTGAACGTCCGGATCAGTACCGCGGAGTGTCCTACCTGGCGCCGGTGATCGAGCCGATGCTGAATATCACCCGGTACACGCAGAGTGAAGTGATCGCGGCCATGATCCAGAGCTGGTTCACGGCATGGATCAAGACCGATACCAACCCTGCGGAGTTCCCGCTCGCGGAAGCCAGCTATGGAGACGATGACAATCCGGACATCCCGCCGGACCGGAACATCTCGGATAACTCCATGGAGTACGAGATGGGCCCCGGTAATGTGCTGCACCTTGCACAGAACGAGGATGTCAAGTTCGGGACGCCTTCGATTCCTACGCCGGGCTTTGACACCTTCGTGAAAGTCCTCTGTAAGGAAATCGGCGCGGCGCTGAATATCCCCTATGACGTGCTGCTGAAGGAATTCAATGCTTCCTACTCCGCGAGCCGTGCGGCTCTGATGGAAGCCTGGGAATCCTTCCGGATGCGCCGGGCCATGCTAGTCGAGCGTTTCTGCCAGCCGGTCTATGAAACCTGGCTTGCCGAAGCCGTAGCCCTGGGACGGATCAACGCCCCGGGCTTCTTTAATGATCCGCTGATCCGGGCGGCATGGTGCAAGGCTGAATGGCTCGGACCTGTGCAGGGCCAGCTGGATCCGACGAAGGAAGTCAAGGCTGACATCCTTGCTGTGGCACACGGATTCAAGACGCATGAGCAGGTCACCCGTGAATACGGTGGCGGCGATTGGCTTGAGAACGTGGAACGGCTGAAGGAGGAAAACAAACTCCTGTCTGAAGCCGGTACCGATGCAGCTGCAGACGCAACCAAATTCAATAACGAGCCGGACCTTGAGCCGGACAATCCCGGAGGTGGAAGAACATGAGTAAGCCGAAAATTGAAGTCTTCAAACGGCAGGCCTACACACTGTCCGTTATGGACGGGAAACACGCAGAGCTGACGATGTACGGCGATATCGTGGAGACCCGCCCGATTGACTGGTGGACCGGTGAACCCGTTGAAGGAAACTTCATCGTGCAGGATGAGTTCCTGGCGGATCTAGACACAATCAAGGACGCGGATGATCTGACAATTCATCTGAATAGCTGCGGCGGTGACGCCTTCGTTTCGATTGCGATTCACAACCGGCTGCGTGAGCTGTCCGATGGCGGCATGGATCTTACCTGCATCGTGGACGGCGCGGCAATGAGCGGCGGCAGTCTGATCATGTGTTCCTGCGATCACGTCAAGGTCAATCCCTCGAGTGTGATCCTGATCCATGACTGCTGGTCCTTCGCCTGGGACCGCTTCAACTCCACGAAGCTCCGGAAGCTGGCTGATGACCTGGACGTCATCAACGAGAGCCAGGCGGAGATCTACGCCCGGAAGAGCGGACTGGAAGTCAGCGAGATCCGCAGCATGATGTCCAAAGAAACCATGATGACCGGCAGGAAGGCTGTCGAGAAAGGCCTCGCGGACGAGCTGCTTGAAGCAGCTGCAGACGCAGATGTGGCGGTATCAGCTGATCACCGCACGCTGATTGCCTGCGGCCGAAAGATGCGATTCGCCGCGATGGGCGAACTGCCGGAAGGCATTAAGGTGGTCGAATCCGTCCCGAACTGTAGCCAGCAGGATGCAGAGACGGACGGTGCAGATAATCCAATTAACAAAGGAGTGACTCACATGACCTTTGAGGAATTCCGTCAGGAAAACCCCGAAGAAGCCGAGGCCGCGCTTAACGAGGCCAGAGCGAGCGTCAGTCACACCGAAGCAGAAGAAGCCGCGAGAGCTTCCGAGCGTACGCGCTGTGAAGAGATCGACAATCTGCGCGGTGTGTTTGACGATGCCACCATCCAGGCGGCGAAGTACGGTGAGAATCCCTGCACTGCGCAGGAGATGGCCTTCCGTGCCGCTCAGGAAATGGCAAAGCAGGGCAAGTCTTTCCTTAATCAGATGAGAGCTGATTACCAGGAAAGCGGAGCCGAAGGCGTTTCTGCAGCGCCCGCGTCCGAAGAGGACAACAAGCCGCTGACAGCTGAAGACCGCCGTGCCGCTGGCAAGGCCATGTCTCAGAAACTGTCCGGAAACAAGGAGGAGGAATAAGCCATGACCCGTGATCTGCATGAAAAGCTCGGTTCCGTGACTCCCGAGAATCTTATTGCCCAGCTGGATCCGCCCGTTCTGAAGAGGGCCGGCGTTATCCGCAAGCTCGGGACTGCCGGAACGCTGAAGCGCGGCACCCTGCTGGCCAAGAGCTCCGGCTCTGCCGGTGATGGCAAGCTGGTTATCTTCGGAACGACCGCTGCCACCAATGAAACCCTGACCGCCGACTGCATCCTCGCTGAGGATATCGATGTCGGTACCGCTGCTGACGAGAATGCGCTGACCTTCTATCAGGGCAACTTCAACGAAGACGCTCTGATCCTGGCCTCCGGTGCTTCTCTGACGGAAGACGATCGGGATGCCCTGCGTGTGCGCGGTATCATCCTGGGCGCTTCCCAGACCGAAAATGTTCAGTAATTGAGGAGGTATACGACCATGGCACTGAATGTGAATATCCTGGACACCTACTACATGGCGGGTCTCTGGGAAGGACTTTCTCCCGTCAATACCTTCTTCCGTGACCGGTACTTCCCGACCGCCCAAGGCGACATCTACGCCGCTGACAAGGTACTCGTTGAGTATCGGGACGGTGACAAT